AGCATAGAATGCTGCGACTATTGCAGCAACCGACACAAAATATGTTGGGGCCATATCTCCCAGAATTGAGCTTGCCTTGACAAGTCCTATTAATTCTGCAATAACTACTGCAAAAGGGTATAATAACATACCAAAGAGAGCGAACCATGCCATGTGTCTTTGGGCGTCTTGTTTCTTATCTTCATTTTCCACGTTCGATTTCATGTCGGCTAATTCTATCATTTGTTTTTCCATTGCCATTTCCTCATCACTAACTATGCCATCATGGTCTCGATCTAGGTAGGCATATTTGGAGTCTTTTTCTAGTTGTTTTTCCACACGAATATTCCTTTATTTTTGATTTTGTTTAGCGTTTTCTTCTTTTATATAATCCATCAATAATGTAAGGTATATTTCTCTTTCCCACGGTATCATATTTTCCAATTCAGTCAAACTATATTTATGATGATGCATTAATGCAAAATTATTTCTATATAGAGATACTAAGGATTCATTATTTAAAGTTAGAGAAAAAAATCGGTGATCCCCGCCACCCTCATATCTTTCTCAAATCCACATTTATTGCATCTAATTTTACAAATCGCGGCAGCTTCAGGCATATTTTCAAAAAAATCATTTATCTTTCCAAACTGTTCTTGTGTCAAATTTTCTATAAAATCTTTCACTTCATCTATAGGGTGATCGGTAGTGTTAAAAATATCTTCGTCTTGATATATCATGTCAATACATGTAGCAATGACATTCACTATATCTTCATATGTGTCTGTTTGTGATAACATTCGCATAGTGCTAAAATTTGGATATTTCATTATGATACCAATATTATTTGTCAATTCGATTTTATTATAATTTTCTTGAGACTCAAATTCCACAATCACATCATCCAAATTGAGATGAAAGGGTATTTTTTCTTCTTTAGATTCTCCATTGGCATTACACATATGATTATAATTTAACTCGACAATATTGCTTATAGATTTTGATCTAAGATTTACAAAAATATACTCTATATCAAATGTTGCTAATTTTTCAACATCAATATCTTGAATTATACAATTTCTTATCACTTGTTTGATAGATTCGATTTTTTCGTCCGTGTCGTCTCCTTGCTGGGCCATCAGAAGAATTTTTTCTTCTTTTATCAAGAAAGGTCGAAATCTCACTTTTTGTTTTGTAGATGGTATTTCTAATTCATAAGTTGGTGTGTCAATTCTAGGTAACATTATTTTTCCATTTCATTTCAATTTGTATATTTAGTAGTATATCTACAATCCTGGCACCGAATTTAGAGCGTTCTGTATTTCTTGAGGAGAACTCCCAGATGGTATGCCATATTGAGATCCTACTAAATTTTTAAGTTTTTCTTGTCCTTTTCTTTTTGTCCGACCTTCTTTTTCCGTGTACGATGATTTTGACATATATTTTCTATATGTCATTGATATGTCACATGTCGCAGGCTCTTCATTTGAGTACGACATAGAAACTTCGCCGACTGATAGGGGGTACGACTCTTCGAATACATATGTATTTGTAACTTTGTTTGTTTCATCCATTACTAATAATTGCATATCACTAGCAGAATATTCCTTGTAATATCTAATTCTATGTGTATCGTAATCAATTACATAATGCATCCAATCTTCAAAATACTGTCTTTCTCTAAAGTCATCGCTAAGATACACACTGAAAGAAAGTTGATCGTATGTGATTTGATAGGGTGCTAATCTTACTGGTCCATATATTTTTGTTTCTGACGTTGCGATAGATTTGCTAGGTAAACTTACTGTCGAACATCTATATCTTAGTTGCTCGGCGCCGCCGTTATTTGCAAAATTTCCTAAGGCTGAAATACTCGGCGCGGTTATTAATAGTTCATATCTATTGGCCCTACTCAATCCCCCCGACTTTATATTTGCAATAAATTTATCCATATTTCCCATTTAACTATTCCTTGCGCTTTCTGACCAGACTGTGCTTGCAGCGGCCTTTCTGAATTTTTGAACAGGTAAAAATATTGCAATGTCCCATTCGTTCGAATCTATTTTTACAAAATTTGATTTTACTTGTCCATACAGATATCTTTTCAGACATGGTTTGATCATATTATATTTAGACAAGTTTTTTAATATATTGTAAGTCATTGCCAGTTTTGTTGATTTGTCATACTTTTTGTTTGTTGTGATTAAACTCAGACTGTCCATTATAATTATTCTATTTCTAGGTGACACATAATGTAAATTGATTCCAATAAACCCGCCGGGCGCCGGCTCTACCACAAATATCAATGGAAACTCATCATAATAGGGTAAAGTTTTCTTATGTTTAGGATCATAAGCATAACAATACATAGAACCAATTTTAGGCATCGCCTCCGACCTGTCAGACGCTGACATCAACTTCTGTCGATTTACTCTTGTATCTCGCACTTTATTACGAAACCAATTTCTTGCTGCCGGCGTATTGGGTTTTATCCCTTTCGCTGCAAGTCTTTTGAGTAGTGGTGTAAAATTAACTGCCATTTAATAGTGCCTTAAAATCTTCTGTTAATATTCTAAATTCCCAATTTTTGTCTTTACAAAATTCTGTCGCATATTTCCATTTTGCTTCATTGACGCTCCATGTTTTCATTTCTTGTAAATATCTAGAGGTGACTCTTGATTTCTTTTTTGGTGCTTTTGTTTCTCTTTTTGGTTTTACTTCTATGACCATTGTTTTTTTATTGCCGTCTTTGTCTTTCACTGTCAACAAAAAATCTGGATAATACCGATGTTTTCTATTGTCAACGGGCGAAATATATGGTATAACTAATTCTTCGCTGGACCATTGCAACACATTTGTATTCATGTCACAATATTTCATAAATCTGCGCTCCCACATAGACCTATAGGTTACATTTTTAGCATTTCCCACATATTTATGTGTGTTAATAGGATTATATTTTCCTTTATATGTAAATCTCCGCATCGTGTCTAAAAAAACCTTATAAATATATTTAACTATTTAGGAGTCTTTGACACATGGCCGGCACGTTAAACATAGACGGAAAAGATTTGAATTATAAAGAAGCGGCCGCTGCATATGCAAGTGGTCTTTTAACGCCACCGAAACCGCCCGGCCAGGATCGTCTCACCGTAGATGAAGCGTTGGCCAGTGTGTTTCCCGACGAACATGCCGCTGTTAAAAATGCAACTAAACAGGTGGCAGATATAACAATAGAAGATATCATAAAAGCTCGGGGTGTCACCCCCACAGATGAAAATATCGCAGCACAATTAGAAGTTTGGGGAGTAGACGGACTTGAAGATTTAACTAAAGAAGAATTGAAAGATAAACTTTTGCAGTCCAAAAGCGTTAAAAGAGCTGCCGATAATATTAAAAAAAATGCACTAGATCAAGCCGGTTTTTTGACTCAACAAACTGACAGACTTACAAATTCTGAAGGAAAACTACAAGCAAGCGATATGGAACATCCATTCGCCGGTGCATACCCCGGCGACACTGGCAGCGATAATGTAAGAGATTATATTGTATTTACTGCATTCTCTAATGATGTTGCTGGATATACTAAAGCGTCAACTGTCGGTGGCGAATCTCAAGGTGATGCAGCCTCACTAGAGGGAACTGTGCAGTTATATATACCAGAAAATCTTTCAGTAAATTCACAGGTAGGATATCGAAATACAGAAGGTGGAAGTCTGGCGGGAACTTTTGGAAATGTCGCTCTTTCTGAAGGAGATGAAGCAAATCTGGACGTAATGTCAAATTTGCTGAGCTCAATCACTGGACAGGTCGCTGCAGGAGTCGAAACAACTGCTGTTATGGCGCAAACTTCGGGACTCGCTGGGGTTGGTGCTGCAAATCGACATGTTTTATTCGAGGGAGTAGACTTTAGGACTTTTAGTTATGCATATGAATTTTTGCCTAAATCTTGGGAAGAATCTGATATGTTGAGAAAAATAATTAAATTTTTTAGGATTCAGATGTTGCCTGAAATTAGAGGAAATGGAAATACTTTCAATCCGCCCAATTATTTTACTATAGAATATATGATTGATGGATCTCCTACTAATTATTTGAATAAGATAAAACCAACCGTATGCACTGGTTGTGATGTATCTTATGGTGGTAATGGTCAGTTTGCCATGTTTCAGAGTGACGGGGGTGAAGAACCAGCGCCAGCTCTTATAAATCTCACATTAACATTTCAAGAAGTGCAAGTTGTATCTAAACAAGATGCTATGGAAGGATACTAAAAATGTTTGATAAAATTTCAAATATTAAATATGATATAAGACTAGATAATCGTCCAGTAGAATCTAAAAATATTTTTAGATTTGCATATATTTTAGACTCTTATAAAGATGACCCTAAAAACTATTTGGTACATACCATATCTTCGGGCCAGACAATAGAAAGTATTTCTAGTAATTACTATGGAGATCCAAAATATTCATGGGTTATCTTGATGTATAACAACATATTGGATGTTTACGAAGAACTTCCCAAAAACGAAACTACATTAAAAGAGTATATCACTAAAAAATACGAACCAAAAAATGTTGTAGAATTAAAAAGATTAGCTCCTGTTTCAATTTTGCCGAAAGACGGTACGACTTCTTTTGGAAATTATAATGGACA